GTTGTAGATCTAATCGTAAAGTTCCAAATCTCCACTCTTCACCATTAGAATCATTTTCTATCTTAACATTAACAAATCGTCCTCTCGCTCTTGTATCTTTTTTAGTTGTGCTTGAATTAATTGTAAAAGGACTTAATGTTGTTGTGCTATCAGATTGTTGTGGGTATCTTTTGATAGCCAAACTAACTTTAGCATTTCCTGCTAATGTTTTAAAATCAGGTACAAATCTTCTCATTGCAAGAAATACCTCACCAGCAACTTTTGGTCCTGATACTCTACCTTGTGCATTTCTTTGTCTTTGCTCTAAATCTATATCGTAAGATTTTATAAAAGAAGAAACTGTAGTTGTACTACCATCTTCGTTGACTTGATCAGTTCCGATTTCATGTTCAAAATATTTAGTGCCTCCTAAATCTCTTTCGCCTACTACTTCAGGAAAAGTTCCAGCGTCTGTGCTGTCATATTTAGTTGCGTATGGTCTAGGATAGATAGTTGCATCCATCCAACTTGTTCTTGCTTCTGTTCCTGTATACCAACATTTTTCACCATAATTTAGAACAACATACTTATCGTTAAAGTCCGAGTTATTTGATGGATAGTACCAAGTAACTTCAGTAAATAAATTATTTAAACCTGCAGCAACCTGTTGTCCTTTTGTGGTGTTAAAGTTGTTGAATACAAAATCTTCTACAGTGCATGGTAATGATTTGACTGTACCATCAAACATAAAGAAACCATTGTTACTTAACCAAAAAGCGGCACCGTCTATCTCTACAACTGCATTCTTACCAATCAATCCACAGTTTGTACCTACCTGTTCAAATCCAAACGTAAATGGTGCACCTACAAACTTCATGGTATACAAAGCATTATCTGTCCATATTAAGATAACTTCTTTTGCTTTTATGGCTCCGATAATTTTTGTGCCATCCTGTAATCTAAAATCACCTGCTGTGTTGATAGCTGTTGCTGCATAATCATTTATATCTTCTTGATCAGAGAATCTTATAAACATATCATCTTGTGTTGTTGTATCTCCAATAGTTGTTTCTGTACCTAAATGAATTAAGTGACGTGTTGTTGGTGACACTAACGTTACTCTTGATGCAGTTGGATTACTGCCAGTTGC